GGAGACAACTAAGAAAACCTTTCAAAGTTTCCTAGATAAAGGTGAGATCCCAAACATGCTACTTGCGGGACCTCCTGGTATTGGTAAGACCACAGTAGCAAAGGCACTTTGTAATGAACTTGGAGTGGATGTTTATGTCATCAATGGATCCGACGAGGGTAGATTCCTCGATACTGTCCGAAACAATGCGAAAAACTTCGCTTCGACCGTCTCACTTACGTCAGATGCTAAACACAAAGTCATCATCATTGATGAGGCAGATAACACGTCCAACGATGTACAACTCCTCCTACGGGCGTTTATTGAGGAGTTTGCTGGCAACTGCCGATTCATCTTCACCTGTAACTACAAAAATAAAATCCTTGAACCACTTCACTCCCGATGTGCCGTCGTTGAGTTTGGAATCAAAGGAAAAGAACGTCAGGCAATTGCATCCAAGTTCTTTAAACGCATCCAACAAATCTTGGATGCAGAAGGTTTTGAATATGATAACAAGGTCCTGGTAGAATTAATTAATAAACACTTCCCTGATTGGCGTCGTGTTTTAAATGAGTGTCAACGTTATTCTGTAAGTGGTAAGATTGATTCTGGCATTCTCGCAACTTTCTCTGATGTAGCTGTCAATGAACTTATCAAGAATCTTAAGGATAAAAACTTTGCTGAAGTACGTAAGTGGATCGTCTCTAATTTGGATAATGATACTAGCGTACTTCTCCGGCGTGTGTATGATTCTCTTTACGACTCGCTGGTTCCTGGTAGTATTCCTGCTGCTGTGCTTGTTCTCGCTAAGTATCAGTATCAAGGAGCGTTTGTCGCAGACCAAGAGATAAATATGCTTGCTTGTATGACAGAACTAATGGTGGAGTGTGAATTCAAATGAAAAAAATGAAATACATTTTTAGGGATATCTATAGTCCAATGACAGGGACATATAAATGCGGTAGCATACTACAGGATAGGTTGTTGAATGATGGTATGGATGTAAAGGTTCATATATTTGAGACAGATTTGTACGCTGATGAAAATGGCAATTATTCTAAAAAACAACTTAAAAATAATCATTATAAGTTGACACCAGTAGAAAATGATTTTCCAAAGTTGGAATGGTTAGATCCAAAAATGAAAGAACTTCAGGAAAAAGTTCATCCTGGAAAAGACGATGATTTTGGTTTGTATTATGTTTACATCTACGATTACATTCCAACAGACGAACAACTTTCATCATCCTTTTTAGAGTATGTTTGTTGTGAAGAGGTTGAATTTGATGGTGGAATTCAAAAATTAAAATCAAAAAAAGGTAAAAGAGTTCAATGGAAAAGTAGTAACAGGGGTGGTAATGATAAAAATGTAACATTAAATCCAAAACCCACTAATATTACTAAAAATCCTGGACCAGTTAGAAATTATGATAAAGTTGAGGAGGATGGTTTTACTAGACCAAATAAACAAAAAAATATTCCTTCAAAAGGAACTATAGTTGGAATTTTTACTGGAGTGTGAATTCAAATGAATGTAAAACTGATTCGTATGTGGTCCGGTGAAGATGTCATCGCAGACCTAATTGAAGAAAAAGATGACTCTGTGGTCATCTGTAATCCTATTGTTGCTGTTCCTGCCGGTAATGGTCAGATGGGATTTGCCCCATGGTCTCCTCTTCTTAAGGGTAAAGATGAGGAACTGGAAGTTACCAAAAAGTATATTGTGTATATCGCAGATACTCAAGAACAAATTGAAGAACAATATCAAGAAATGTTCTCTGTAATTAAGGCACCTAGCAAAAAGTTGGTTCTCTGATTATGAAAAAAACTAAAAAGCATCAAGTCAAGTCCAGATTTTATTATATCTTCTGGGGAACTGCAACAATCTCAGTAGTTCTTGGTCAAATATATGTTGGACTTGGATACCGTGAAATGGTAAAAGGAGTCAATCAACTTACTTATGGTTTATCAAGAGCACTTAAATAATGGGATTATTCGAAATCGATAAAACTAAATTAGTGGAACCAAAAGTGAAAACAACACCAGCACTAGTGGAAGAGGCAAACTTTGGTTTGTTTCGTGCTAAAATGACTCTACCTGCTGCCGCAAAGCATTGTGGCATGACTCAGAAAGAAATGAAAATGACTTTCTGGGAATTCTTGAAATATCATCCTGCTGATTATGAAAACATTTCCTCTGAAAACTTGTCTTAGATATCCTGGAGGTAAGTCAAAGGCTACTAAGACTTTGGCACCATGGTTTCCAGAAGACTTTAAAGAATACCGTGAACCATTCATTGGTGGTGGTTCTGTGGCATTTTATGCCACTCAGGCATATCCCGATGTTCCTGTTTGGATCAACGATAAGTATGTCACTCTTTACAATTTCTGGGTGCAACTCAGAGATCGTGGTGAAGAACTTTCTGATTGTCTGAATGATATCAAATCAAAAGCATCAAACTATCAGTCACAGGACGATAAGGATTCTGCACACAAAGAATTATTTGATAAAACTCGGGATGACATTAATTCTCAGGATGGTCTTGATCGTGCCGTAAGTTTTTTCATTTTGAATAAGTGTAGTTTTTCTGGATTAACCGAAAATAGTACATTTTCCAAGACAGCAGCACGTTCTAATTTTTCTTTCGTTGGTATTGAAAAACTAAAGAAGTATTCTCAACTAACACAAAAGTGGAAGATCACAAACATTGATTATTCTGAGGTTATGAATGATCCTGGTGAGGACGTATTCGTATTTCTCGATCCTCCTTATGATATTAAGGATTTTCTTTATGGAAAAGATCGTGAAATGCACAAGTCATTTGATCATGATCGATTTGCAGAAGATGTATATAAGTGTCCGCATAAGTTCATGATTACTTATAACGTGAATGATAGATTGCTTGATTTATACAAAGATTATCATTTGCGTGAATGGAAACTTCGTTATTCTATGGCACATCGTGGTGAAAAGGGAACTGATGAGAATGTGAAAACAGAACTTCTTGTTACTAACTATCCAACTGAAAAAGAGACTGTAAATATTTTAAATCTTCTTCTTCATGACTGAACTTAAAGACTGGCTCAATTCCATTAATCAGACAAAGAAACATCTGATTGATGAAGATCCTTCTATTGAGAAGGAATATCCTCCTTATATTGTGAACCGTTGTTTCTCTGGGCACATCGATACTTTGATGTTTGCTAATGAGATGAATAAGTATCACTTTCTTCCAAAGAAACTCCAATATGATTTTCTTATAAATATTGTGAGGAAAAAGAAGAGATTCTCTCCCTGGATCCGACAAGATAAGATCAAAGATCTTGATTATGTCAAACTTTATTATGGTTATAGTAATGAAAAGGCAAAGCAAGCTTTGAAAATTCTAACAAAGGAACAACTTAATTTTATTAAATCGAAATTTGATACTGGAGGAAAAAAATGAGTGTTGTTAGAGAACCTGAAGTGACATGGACACCAGAACAAATGGTAGAAGTCGTTCTGAGTGAACCTGATGACTTTCTGAAAGTGCGTGAAACATTGACAAGAATTGGAGTCGCATCTAGAAAGGAGAAAAAGATCTATCAGAGTTGTCATATTCTACACAAGCAAGGTAGATATTTCTTAGTGCATTTTAAGGAACTGTTTGCTCTTGACGGTAAACACGCAAATCTGACACAGAACGATGTCCAACGTCGTAACCGTATTGCTCAACTGCTTGCTGATTGGGGTCTTATTGGTATTGTTGATGTAAGCAAGATTACTGATATTGCACCACTCAATCAAATCAAGGTTCTTGCATATAAAGATAAGCAAGACTGGATTCTTGAGACTAAGTATAATATTGGTTCTAAGAAGAAACGGGTGGAAGAAACCGAATAAAAAGATACGGGGTTCACTACCCCGTTTTTTATGCTTTCTTGTATAATTAGTAGTGGATGCCGAAAGGGTCCACACAACGCAATCTCGCTTTTAGGAGAGCTACAAATGACTAACCTCACAAGGTATACTGCTGCCGATCTTCCTCAATTGATGGACAGAATCACACGCAATTCTATTGGTATGGACGAATACTTTGATCGTTTATTCAATCTTCATGAAACAACATCAAACTATCCACCATATAATCTAGTCACGGTCAGCAACGTAGAATCGAGACTAGAACTAGCACTAGCAGGTTTCAAAAAGAAAGAAGTTTATGTCTACACACAAGACGGTAAACTCTTTGTCGAAGGCCAGAAAGAAGACAAAGAGACGGAGACTAAGTATTTGCACAAAGGTCTGGCTCAACGGTCATTTACACGAGCATGGACACTCTCTGAAGACACGGAAGTTAGATCAGTTGATTTTGAAGATGGGCTTTTGAGTATTGTGCTTGGAAAAGTTGTTCCCGAAACACACAAACGTAAGGATTATCTTTAAATCTTAACAATTAATTTATAATTTAGTTGCGGTTGCTACAAAAGTGTATCACCATGATACACTTTTTTCTATATAATTATGTAACAGTTTGGAGGAAACTATGAACTTTACTACATCTTCTTTGTTGATTGGTGTAATAACATCTCTTTTTATGGGGGGTATTCTCGCACCAGTTATTTCATAATACTTCCTGACTAAATAACAATCTATTAAGTATTAATACTCATATGGAACTTTTAGCAATTCCGGCAATTTTAGCAGCAATCGGTGGATCAATATTCGGAGCATATAAACTCACACCAAAAACCAAATAAATAAAACTGAATATCGTCGCCGCGAGGGGATGACTGGCAAAACCCAGTTGACTCCCCTCTTTTTTATTGCTATAATAATTTGAGAGGTAAATTAAAAATGTCTATTAAGGTTGCATTATTAAAATCTGGAGAGTCTGTAATTGCAGATATCAAAGAACTTATTTCGGATGAAAAGGTTTGCGGATATCTTTTTAAAAATCCATACTCAATAAATCTTGTTCCTAAGTATGGTTTCTTGAGAGAAGAGGTTACTCCACAAGAAGATGAGAACGATCTCAATGTATCATTCTCACCATGGATTCCAATTACCTCTGACGAACAAATTCCTGTTAGACATGATTGGTTGGTAACCGTAGTAAATCCAATCGAAGAAATTTTAAAACTTTATGAGGATATGATTAATGGAGAAAACGATCAAACTGATTCTGCTGACGAACAGTGAACGACTGATTAGTGAAATTGTAGAAGTTGGGGCAGACATTGGAGAACCAGATTGCAAACTTATTAATCCACATGAAATTTGGGCAGAACACAATCTCTGCCCTTGGATGAAGGATGATACTGATCAAACGGAGTTTATGATTAACTCTGATAAAATTATTACTATTATGGATCCAAAATTGGAACTACTTGAAAAATATTTGGAAAAACTTAAAGGATGAGATTTTACACCAATGTTCAAATGGTGGGCGACCACTTTCTAGTGAGGGGTTATGAGAATGGTAGGCACTTTGCAACGAGAGAAAAGTTTTCTCCAACACTTTTTGTTCCCTCCAACAAGAAGACAAAATACAAAACTCTTGAGGGGGAGTATGTTGAGTCTGTAGAACCAGGAACAGTTCGTGATTGTAGAGATTTCATCAAGAAGTATGAGGGTGTAGAGAACTTCAAGATCTATGGCAATGACCGATACATCTATCAGTATATTTCTGAGATGTATCCAGAAGAAGAAATTAAGTTTGATACCAGCAAGATTAAGATCGCCACTCTTGACATTGAGGTTGCATCGGAGAATGGATTCCCTGATGTGGAATCTGCTGCCGAAGAAGTTCTTTTGATTACGGTGCAAGACTATGCTACGAAACAAATTCGTACATGGGGTCGTGGTCCATTTAACAATAAACAAAAGAATGTTCTCTATAAAGGTTTTAGAACAGAGTATGAACTTCTAAATGATTTCATTAATTGGTGGATGATTGAAGAGAACACACCAGAAGTTATAACTGGTTGGAATAGTGAATTGTATGACATCCCATATCTGGTTCGTCGTATTGATCGCATTCTTGGTGAAAAGTTGATGAAACGAATGTCACCTTGGGGTCTTGTAACAGAACGTGAAACTTTTATTCAAGGTCGTAAACATATCTCTTATGATGTTGGGGGTGTTACTCAACTTGATTATCTAAATCTCTATAAGAAGTTTACTTATAAGGCGCAGGAATCTTATCGTCTGGATTATATTGCAAGTGTAGAACTTGGTCAAAAAAAGTTGGATCACTCCGAGTTTGATACTTTTAAAGACTTCTACACAAATGGGTGGCAAAAGTTTGTAGAATACAATATCATTGACGTGGAACTTGTTGACCGTATGGAAGACAAGATGAAACTCATCGAACTTGCAATTACAATGGCATACGACGCAAAGGTTAATTATACTGACGTGTTTTTTCAAGTTCGTATGTGGGACGCTATCATCTACAACTATTTGAAGAAAAGAAATGTTGTCATCCCTCCCAAAGAAAGATCTGATAAAGATTCAAAATATGCAGGAGCATATGTTAAGGAACCGATTCCGGGAAAGTATGATTGGGTTGTGTCTTTTGACCTCAACTCTCTGTATCCTCATCTTATTATGCAGTACAACATCTCCCCAGAGACGTTACGGGATACCAGGCATCCATCAGCAACAGTTGATAAGATACTTAATGAAGAACTGACCTTTGAGATGTATAAGGACAATGCGGTATGTGCGAATGGTGCCATGTATCGAAAGGACGTTCGTGGGTTTCTTCCTGAGTTGATGGAGAAGATTTATAAGGATCGCACCATCTATAAAAAGAAGATGCTTCAGGCAAAGCAAGATTATGAAAAAACTCCAACGAAGGCACTGGAAAAAGAAATCGCACGGTGTAATAACATTCAGATGGCACGAAAAATTCAACTCAACTCTGCTTATGGTGCCATTGGTAATCAGTATTTTAGGTATTATAAACTGGCAAATGCTGAAGCAATTACTCTCTCGGGTCAAGTATCAATCCGTTGGATTGAGAACAAGATGAATGGATTTCTAAATAAGATTTTACAAACCGAGGAAGTCGATTATGTCATCGCATCTGACACTGACTCAATCTATCTTAATATGGGACCTCTTGTTACTAAATTTCTTAGTAATAAGTCTGACGATAAAACAGCAGTTGTTGCCTTACTTGACAAGATCTGTCAAGACAAGTTGGAACCATTCATCGAACAATCTTATCAGAACCTTGCGGATTATGTTCAGGCATATGAACAGAAAATGATTATGAAACGTGAGAATATCGCAGAACGTGGTATCTGGACTGCGAAGAAACGATACATTCTCAACGTATGGAACAGTGAAGGAGTTCAGTATTCTGAACCCAAACTGAAGATGATGGGTATTGAGGCAGTCAAATCATCTACTCCCGCACCTTGTCGGAAG